TACTACGCAAGACACGATGCGCAGGGGAAACCGACCACTAAGCTGTCTGCCAAGTATTGGTCACATAAAGTTAAATGGTAAAAGGTAAAAATAATGTTTGAATCTAAACTAGACAAAATGTCTTCATCAGAACTGCAAGCCTATGCTATCAAGTATGGGCAGGAAAACAATATGAGTGATGCTGCTGTACAAAAAATGTTTGGTTCTAAGATTAAACAGAAGCAAGCTGAAGAAACTAAGGGCAAAAATAAAATGTCTAAAGGCGGCAAGGCTACCAAGAAAGTACCTGTCATCTCTATTGGTGTAGGCATGGCTGAAATGCCTAAAGGCAAAGCTAAGATGATGCGTGGCGGTATGTCAGGTGGCAAGGAACATATGTATGCAGCAGGTGGTATGGTTAAAGACAACCCCGGCCTAAAGGCACTCAAAGCTGCCAGCCCAGAAGCCTACAAAAAAATCACTGGCAAGTAATATGGCTGTCACTGGTAGAAACAAATCTCGCAACTACAAAAAAGAGTATGCGAACTACCACAGCAAACCTGCACAGAAAAAGAACCGTGCTGGACGCAATGCTGCACGTACCATAGCAAAAAAGAATGGTGCTAAAGTAGCTGGCAAAGATGTTGCTCACCGTAATGGAAACCCACGTGATAATCGCCCACGTAACTTAACTACACAGCCAGCTAGTCGCAATAGGTCTTTTGCACGTACACGAAACGCACGTAAACGTAATCCTTATGCATGAGATAGAAGCTGACATACGTAAGTGGTCACATGAGTTTCTTGAAGTACCAAATGCAAAACTCAACGGCCTACCACCCTGCCCCTATGCAAAACAAGCATGGCTAGACGATAAGGTATCCTTTAGTATTAATACAGGGCTAGAGGGTCTGATAGCTGAAGTTAAAAAGTTTGAGCAGCACGACTATGACATAGTAGTGTGGGCAAATCAATACCTACCTGACATGGAATACCTAGATGGGTATTGCGATGGCATAAACGAAGCCATGTCTATAGCAGGTAAAGATATGCACCTCATGGTGTTTCATCCAGACTATGACGCTGAAGAGGCGGGTCTGAATTTCCTAGTTGATGAGGACGCAACAGATGAGGGTCTTGTGTACTGCATGGTGTTTGTACAGAGACTGTCTACGCTAGACGATGCAGCATTGAGTCTGGAAAAGTCTGGGTATTACGAACACTTTCCAGAGGAAGTGTATAAGAGTCTAGTATTAGATAGAAGGGAACTTAGAAATGGCTAGTAGAGAAGAACGAATGGCGGCATTAAAAAAACTTGCAAAAGAATTAGGAATACCTTTGCCTAAAACTCCAGTGCAAAATAAAGCACGTGGCGGAATGGCAAAGAAAATGATGCGTGGTGGCTCAGTACAACCAAAGCGTATGCGTGGCGGTGGAATGGCTAAAATGGCTAAAAAGAAAATGATGCGTGGCGGGATGGCTAAAAAGAAATGAGGAAGCAAGCAGTAAAATATTTTGGATGGGCCTTGCTCTATATGGGCAAGCCCTTCACTGCTATTGGTAACTGGTTCTGGAAGAAGCACAGAGATGTGCTAGACTGGAATAAGTAATGCCCGTATTAAATGGCGGCTCAAAGTTTGTAACACACGCAACAGCACTTACAACTACAGGTGACACTGATTGCTATGTCGTACCTGCAAACTTTTCATCTCACGTAGAAAACTTGATGATTAGCAACGACAACTCTGGCAATATAGCTTACACACTCAAGTATCACGAAGCTGCCACAACTACAACGCATACACTGTTTTCTGCACATAATGTATCTGGTAAGTCTTCTGAAAATATATTCACGGTAGATAAACCCTTGTACATACACGCAGGTGATAAGATAATTGTAGCTGCTGGCACAGCAAATGAGTTGACAGTTGTAGTGGCGGCTGAAGAGTTCTTTGACCCTAATGCATAGGAGTAATTATGGCACCTAGAAAGAAAGCACCTGCAAAGAAAAAGATGCGTATGTCTAAAGGCGGTTCGACTGTAAACGCTGCAGGTAACTACACAAAACCTGCAATGCGTAAGCGGCAGTTTAATCGTATCAAGGCTGGCACTAAAGGCGGTGGCGCAGGTCAGTGGTCAGCACGTAAAGCCCAAATGCTTGCGTCTGCTTATAAGAAGGCTGGCGGTGGCTACAAGTCTTAGCGTTGTAATGTTCTGCGTCATAACTGCCAATGCAGTAGAGGTAGAAACAAAAGTGCATGACACCCATAAGTGGCTGTCTAAATGCCATGTGGCATTGACAGAGCATGGGTTTGACAATTCAAGGGAAGAGTGCTTTTGCACAACAGTGACACCAAATGCCAACGAAACTCAATGAGAATACAGAGGTTGCATTACCTCTACGTAATATCATAAGCATGGTTGCTGCCGCATCTGTGGCAACGTGGGCATACTTTGGTATTATAGAAAGGCTGAATCAGCTAGAAACTAGCCTCACTATGATGGAGGCTGATTTGGAACAAAATACAGAGTTCCGCATTAAGTGGCCTCGTGGTGAGATGGGTAGCTTACCAGCAGACAGTGAACAGTTTATGTTGATTGAACACATAGCTAGCGAACTAGAAAAGTTGCAGAATGAAATAGAGGGCGGTAAAGCACCATATGACCAGCAACAAAAACTAACGCTAGAGTTTTATGAAAAACGGATTACTAGCCTTGAAGAGAATATAGAGAAGTTGCGGAACGGTGGTTGAACTTACTTTTGTTTTATTATTGGTAATGAATGGTGAGAAGGTTGAATACACACCGTACCCTTCGCTTTCTGAATGTCTTTCTATCCGAAGAAAAATACATCGTAATGTAGGCTATTCAGAAAAGTGGTCTTGCAAAGAATTAAAAGTTAAAATAGAAGATGGTAATATATTGGAGATTGTAGAGTAAACTATGGCACCACGTAATCATAAAGACTGGACAAAGAAACCTAAAGTAGAACACATCAATTCACTTATATATTCTGACCACAGCCTGTATGAGCAGGAACAAGAAAACATATTTTCTAAAGTTTGGGTGCCTATGTGTCATAAGTCTGAATTACCAGAAGCGGGTAATTTTAAAACTACATCTATTGCGGGTAAACCTGTAATAGCTATAAACAATGGTGACTATATTCAGGGATACCTCAACACGGATAAACACACCACTCCTTCTGGGTCAATGTCTCGTGTTCAATTTATAATGCAAGACTTTGTAAAACTTAACACAGAAGTAAAACATGGCGGAATGGTGTGGGTGACACTAGACCCTAACCCTACACAAAGCGTAGATGAATGGACAGCAGGTGCGTTTGATTGTATTGCTGATGCCATTGATACTGAAGAGATGGAAGTGTTTCACTATCACAAGGCAGTAATAGACACTAACTACAAATTGTGGCACGATACTAACTCAGAGTTCTACCACGACTTTATGCATTACTTTAACCGTGTGTCAGGATTTAACGATGAGTACTTTGCTAGAAAAAATATTCCATTCGATAACGGACACGTCAACGTCAGTAGCTTTACAGTTAACTACGAAGAGTACGATGGTTTTGAAGACAGAGGAGAACTCAGTTTTCCTAACCTTCCACCTAACCAGTGGTATATGGTAGACTTATTTCCCGGCTACAACTTTAACCTACGTGGCAGTGCGTATCGTAGTGACAGCGTAACACCGCTAGGACCAAACAAAGTACTAATTGAGTTCCGTGGCTACGGCTTAAAGAAAGATACCCCTGAAGAACGACAGACACGTATCAAACATCACAACTCAATCTGGGGACCGTTTGGTAGAAACTTACATGAAGACCTGATTGGTGTCGCAGGTCAAGGTACTACAATGCGAGAAGGTACAGAACCCCGTAACATCTTGCATGGACGACATGAAAATAGCACAATCCACGATGAAGTAGGTATGCGCCACTACTACGCAGAGTGGTCTAAGTGGATGCAACTGGATGCTAGTAATCCCGCACTGGCAGCATAAAAACAAATGACTATCAACCAACCAATGAGGAACAGAGATGATTGCAGAAGCCCTTGCGGGTATTGCACTGGTGAAGAGTGCCGTAGATGGTATTAAATCTACCATCAATACCGCCAACGATATTGGCGACATCGCAAAGTACGTAGACAATCTACTTGAGGGCGAGAAGCAAGTACAGCAACAAAGGGCTAAGAAATCTGGTTCAGGTATAGCCGACCAGTTTGGAATACAATCTGTAGCACAAGAAGTTATAGATGCTAGACTAGCGCAAGAAAAAATACAAGAGATGCGCACTATGATTGACTTACGCTTTGGCCCCGGTACGTGGCAAAGTATTGTAGATATTAGAACTAAGCGTATACAAGAAGCAAAAGAAGCTGCGCTGCAAGCAAAACGTGAAGCAATAAAGCGGCACAATGAAATGATGGAGAACATAAAGATTGCCGCAGGTATAGGACTAATAGCTGCTATAGGTATAGGTCTTTTAATTTTTCTCTTGACAATTGTGTAGGATAATGGTATAACTTATTCATGGCATTAAAATCACCACAACAAAGTTTAAAGAACTGGACGAAGCAAAAGTGGAGAACCAAGAGTGGGAAACCTTCCGCCAAAACAGGTGAGCGTTACTTACCAGAGGCTGCTATCAAATCGCTTTCGCCGCAAGAATACGCCGCCACCACTCGTGCTAAAAGAGCAGGAACTCGTGCTGGTAAGCAATTCGTCAAGCAGCCTAAAAGTATATCAAAGAAAACCGCAAAGTTCAGACGGGGAGCCTAATGCTTAATTTACTTATTGGACCAATTGCAGAACTTGCTGGCACATGGATGTCGGGCAAGGTAGAAGAAAAGAAAGCCCAAGCAAAGACACGTGTAGCCAAAGCAGAAGCGGAAGCTATCGTGATGCAGAAAAAAGCTACGGGTGAAATTGACTGGGATTTGGAGATGGCTAAAGGTAGCGCATCTTCATGGAAGGATGAGTGGCTTACTATTCTTTTCAGCATCCCCTTGATACTGGCATTTATTCCCGGCATGGAAGAGGTGGTGGCAAATGGATTCCTACAGTTACAAGCAATGCCTGAGTGGTATCAATATTCCTTGGGCGTTATCGTTGCCGCTTCTTTTGGAGTACGTTCAGCTACAAAATTCTTTGGTAAAAAATGACGTACACAATGGAAAAGATTCTAGCGTGGAAACTGCTACCTAGAGCAATGATGTTAGCTATGACATTTATGGCCTATCAAGTTGTGCAGTGGTTTATGGACTTAGGCCCAGCAGCTACAACACAGCAGACTGCATTCGTATCTACTGTAGTTGGTGCAATGACTGGTGCCTTTGCTGTATGGATGGGGCATGAACAAAAATGACTGCAATAATTTGGGCATTAGTATTAACAGCCTGTACTCCGCAAGGAGAATGTTATAAACAGACTATTCAGTGGTTTGATGGTGAGCCTGAGTGTTTGGAAATAAAGGCTATACATGAAAGCATACCATCTGATGGTGCTTGGAAAACTATTAATTATACGTGTGGTATAATAGGGGCTGTTGGTATATGAAATATCGTAGAGACTACTTAATTGAAAAACTTATAGCCGCAGAAGGTTTAAAGCTGCAAGTATATAAAGACACTCTTGGAATTGATACTATTGGTATCGGACGAAACCTAGAAGACCGTGGCATTACAAAGCAGGAACTAGATGAATTAGATATTCCTAGTATTGACCACGTGTATGAATATGGAATCACTGAAGCTGATGCGGTCTATCTAGCAACAAATGACGTGCAGATTGTCGAGGAAGAACTGGTACGTGCGCACCCTTGCGTGGACAGGTTGGACTCTGTACGTCAACTTATAGTTATAGATATGGCATTTAATCTGGGTGTACCTAGACTTTGTAAATTTAAAAAGATGTGGGCAGCTATCCATGAAGAACAGTATGATGTAGCCGCAAAGGAAATGTTGGATAGCAGATGGGCTAGACAGGTAAAAGGTCGGGCTACAAAGCTGGCTAATGCAATGCACAACGGAGAATTTTGATGGGATATATTACTAAAGTAAAAGGTACTAAAGGTCAAACGTATCATACAGGTAAAAATCCAAATAAGACAACCAGTTTTTTACCTCATACTATTGAGGATAAAATTAATAAGGCAGCAAAAAATGTAAAGAAGTTTGTAAAGGAACTTACAGATTAATGGCTAGAGAACTTACAATGAAGCAAAAAGTATTCTTAGACGTTTTGTTTGAACAGGCAAACGGCGATATGGTACAAGCTAAAAAGATTGCGGGATATGCTGACTCTTCTAGTACTTCGGAAATTATTAAAGGTCTTAAAGAAGAAATCCTTGAGGCAACACAAATGTACATGGCTCGCAATGCGCCGAAAGCTGCGATGGCGATGACAGGTGCATTGTATGACCCGACTGAGTTGGGTATTCGTGATAAGATGTCTGCAGCTAAAGAACTGCTTGACCGTGTAGGTCTGGTGAAAACAGAAAAGATGCAGGTAGAAGCATCAGGCGGTGTCATGCTTATGCCACCTAAAGCTATTGTAGAGGATGATGACTAGTGGCTCCTAAAGGTAGAAATAAATCTCGCACTGCAAAAAATGCCTTGGGCGCTGCTGCAGTAGGTACGGTAGCCGCAGGTGCGGGTCTTGCCGCATATGAAGCAGATGAGCATAACAGAGTTAAACGGCGCAGTCAAAAAAAGCGGGAACAATCCAGACAAGAAAAACGTACTAAAGTGTTAGCCAGAACAAACGCAACAAAAACAGCAACAGCAAAAATGGAGTTAGATAGATTAACAAAAATTAATCCTAGCCATTTAAGTACACGAGATAGAAAAGTTCGTCAAGAATTAATTAAAAGACAAAGAGATATTATGAAAGGGGCAAAACCACAAACACTAGCAAAAGCTGCGGCTAAGTTAGGTTTGCGCAGTATCCCCGGTGTTGGTGCGTTTTTGACTGCAGTTAGTTCTACTCCTGCTGGACAAGGCTCTGCAAGATTTGGCCCCGGCTCAAAGAAAAACAAATGACACGCAGCATAGGCAAGTGGAAGCTACCACAGCCAACAGACATCAAAGAAGAAAACGAATGGATACCCATCCCACGTATTGCACGTACTGTACCATTCGGATATAAACAGGATGATGAAGACCCCGACATTCTTCAACCTATCCAAATTGAATTGGACTTGTTAGAGAAAGCTAGACAGCACGTAAATCAATACAGCTACCGTGAAGTAGCTAATTGGCTGAGTACACAGACTGGCAGATATATCTCACACGTAGGGTTGAGGAAACGATTAAATAATGAGCGAAGACGTAAGAATCAAGCTGCAAGCCTCCGCAAGTGGGCAGAATATGCGAAAACGGCAATCGCCAAAGCGGAAGAAATCAGTAACCAAAGAACAGGCTCAAAAGCCGAAGGTTGAGATACAGGAAACTGTATCACCTGAATATGACAGCAGCGAGATAGAACAACACGCTAATGTTTTGTTCAAGCCAAACGAGGGACCACAGACAGAGTTTCTAGCAGCGGCTGAACGAGAAGTACTGTACGGCGGTTCAGCAGGTGGTGGTAAAAGCTACGCTATGCTTGCTGACCCATTACGTTACATGGGACATCCACAGTTTAGTGGGCTTCTGTTGCGACACACTACAGAGGAGTTGCGGGAACTTATATTTAAGTCGCAGGAGTTGTACCCGAAAATCTGGCCCGGTATTAAATGGTCAGAAAGAAAAATGCAGTGGACTGCGCCATCTGGTGCAAGATTGTGGATGTCTTATCTCGACAGAGATGATGATGTATTGCGCTATCAGGGTCTAGCCTTTAGCTGGATAGGCTTTGACGAGTTAACACAATGGGCCACACCATACGCATGGAATTATATGCGTTCTCGTCTACGGTCTACTGCACCTGATTTGCCAATATTTATGAGGGCTACGACTAACCCCGGCGGAAGAGGTCATCACTGGGTCAAGAAAATGTTCATTGACCCTTCGCCATATAATAGAGCCTTCGATGCAACAGACACAGACACAGGAGAAGTTCTCCGCTATCCAGCAGGACATAGCAAGGCTGGAAAATCTTTATTCAAGAGAAGATTTATACCCGCAAGACTTTCTGATAACCCATACCTTGCACAAGCAGGTGATTACGAAGCCATGCTCCTATCGCTTCCAGAACAGCAGCGTAGGCAGCTTCTTGAGGGCGACTGGGATATTAAAGAAGGTGCTGCTTTTACTGAGTTTGATAGGCGGGTTCATGTTGTTGAGCCTTATCGTATACCTAGTAACTGGGTTAAGTTTCGTGCTTGCGATTACGGTTACGGCAGCTACAGTGGTGTTGTTTGGTTTGCCGTTGCGCCTTCTGAGCAACTTGTGGTATATAGAGAACTCTACGTTTCTAAAGTCCTTGCCACAGACTTGGCAGATATGATTCTGGATTTGGAAGCGGAAGATGGCAATATTAAGTACGGTGTTTTGGACAGTTCTCTTTGGCATAAGCGTGGTGATACTGGTCCTTCTCTTGCGGAGCAAATGATTAGTCGTGGGTGTCGCTGGCGTCCGTCAGATAGAAGCAGGGGCAGTCGTGTAGCTGGCAAGAACGAAGTACACCGCAGACTACAGATAGATGAATTTACAGAGGAGCCTAGACTTGTTTTCTTTGATACTTGCACAAACCTCACGGCCCAACTTCCCTCAATACCGTTGGACAAGAAAAACCCAGAAGACATTGACACAAAGAGTGAAGACCACTTGTATGACGCTCTTAGGTATGGTATAATGTCCAGACCAAGGTTTAGTATATTCGACTATGACCCAATGGGTAGACCCGGTGGCGGTATGCAGGTAGCAGACGCAACCTTTGGATACTAAGGAAAAACAATATGAATGAAGATGAAATTATGATTGAAGATGATGCTATCGCACTGGAAGACAGTGACGATACATCCGTATCCGATGTAGATGTAAGTAATATCATCCCATTTATTATGGAACGCTACAAGCGGTCTGAAGATTATAGGTATCAGGACGAAGAACGCTGGCTAAAAGCCTACCGCAATTATCGTGGTTTGTATGGTCCCGATGTTCAATTTACTGAAACAGAAAAATCTCGTGTCTTTATCAAAGTCACAAAAACTAAGACGCTGGCAGCATACGGGCAAATTGTTGATGTCCTGTTTGCTAACCAGCGTTTTCCTTTATCTATTGAGCCTACTGAATTACCAGAGGGGGTTGTTGCCGATGTACATTTTGACCCTAAAGAACCAGAACAATTGCGTGGTGAAACTGCTCTTTCTAGTCCCTACGGTTTTGCGGGTGACGGCAAAGACTTACCGCCGGGAGCCACAGCGCAGTCCTTACAAGAAAAACTTGGGGTGCTGGAAGGCAAACTGGAACCTGTTGCTGACAAACTAAAAGAGGGGCCGGGTAAGACACCTACCTCTATTGCATTTAGCCCTGCACTAATTGCTGCAAAGAAAATGCAAAAGAAGATACACGACCAGCTAGAAGAGTCTGGTGCCACTAAACATCTGCGTAATGCTGCATTTGAAATGGCATTGTTTGGTACGGGTGTTATGAAGGGGCCATTTGCCGTTGACAAAGAATATCCTAACTGGAATGACGATGGCGAGTATGACCCACTGTTCAAAACAATTCCACAAGTAAATCACGTATCTGTCTGGAACTTCTACCCAGACCCAGATGCTAACAATATGGATGAAGCACAGTATGTGATTGAACGTCACAAGATGTCTCGTACACAATTACGTAACCTAAAGAAGCGTCCATACTTCCGTGGCGAAGTTATCAACGAAGTTATTGCTATGGGTGAAAACTACACCAAGCAGTATTGGGAAGATGATTTAGCCGACTATGCACCAGAGCATGGCGTTGACCGCTTTGAAGTGCTTGAGTATTGGGGCATGGTTGATACTGAACTGCTTGAAGAGCAGGGCGTAGATATTCCAAAAGAACTAAAAGAGTTTGATGAGTTACAAGCTAATGTTTGGATTTGTAACGGCAAACTAATGCGTATGGTTCTTAATCCATTCAAGCCATCTAAGATTCCATACTCTGCTGCACCATATGAATTGAACCCATATTCATTCTTTGGTGTAGGTATTGCAGAGAACATGGACGATACGCAGACACTAATGAATGGCTTTATGCGTATGGCTGTTGATAACGCTGTACTGTCTGGCAACTTGATTGTTGAGGTAGACGAAACAAACCTAGTGCCGGGTCAGGACTTGTCACTATATCCGGGCAAGGTATTCCGCAGACAGGGCGGCGCACCGGGTCAAGCTATCTTCGGTACAAAGTTCCCTAACGTGTCTTCTGAAAACATGATGCTGTTTGATAAAGCACGTGTGCTGGCAGATGAAAGCACAGGCTTCCCATCATTTGCACATGGACAGACAGGTGTATCTGGTGTAGGCCGTACAGCTTCAGGTATCTCAATGCTAATGGGTGCTGCACAAGGTAGCACCAAAACAGTTATTAAGAATGTAGACGACTATCTGCTTCGCCCACTTGGTGAAGGTTTCTTCCGCTTTAATATGCAGTTTGACTTTGACCCAGAAATCAAAGGAGACTTAGAAGTTAAGGCACGGGGTACAGAAAGTCTTATGGCTAATGAAGTGCGTAGCCAGCGTCTAATGCAGTTCTTGCAGATTGCAAGTAATCCTGCACTCGCACCCTTTGCTAAGTTCCAGTATGTAATCCGTGAGATTGCAAAGTCTATGGACTTAGACCCCGACAAAGTAACCAACAATATGGACGAAGCTGCACTGCAAGCAGAAATTATGAAGGGCTTCCAACAGCCAATGCAACCAGAGCAGGGTGGTATGACACCACCGCCGGGTGCAGATGCAATGGACCCAACAGGTGCAGGTGGTGGCAACGTAGGTACTGGACAGGTTCCTGTACCGGGTGAACAAGGATTTAGTGCGAATGGACAAGGAAATACTCAGCAAGCTGAAGGGGCTGGTCAGCAGCAACCGCCAATGGGACCACTTCAGTAATTACTTAGATGTGCTTATTGCACAGCAACACAAAGTATTAGAACAATCTGAGAATATGATTACTGTGCATAAGGCACAAGGTGCTGTTGAAGCACTGCGTAAGATAAGACGTTTACGTGAGGACGTAGCGCAAGCTGAAGGATAATACTATGGCTAAACGTATGGCAACACAAATGGAACTCTTTGAGCCTGTAGAACGTGGCTTTGATGAGGGTGGCCTTATGGATGAAGGCGGTATGGTTGATGAGGAATCAGGCAACGAAGTACCGCCCGGTTCATTGCGTGAAGAAGTACGTGATGACATTCCTGCTCAGTTGAGTGAAGGCGAGTTTGTTTTTCCTGCAGATGTAGTGCGATATATCGGTCTTGAAAATTTAATGCGTATGCGTCAAGAAGCAAAGCAAGGCTTGGCACAGATGGAAGCTATGGGTCAGATGGGTAATAGCGAAGAAGCTACCGTAGAAGATGACTTGCCATTTGATATGTATGACCTTGACGTGGAAGATGAAGAAGAGTATAATATGCAGCAAGGTGGTTACGTTTCACCTACTATACCTAACCAGCAACAACAGATGCAAGACCCAAGAGATAGAGCAAAAGCAGGTATGGTTACATACATGGGCGAAACATCTTTTGTTGCAGATATTTCAGATATACCAGAAAATATGCGTGATAAAGTACAGGTGCAGCCGATATGAAAAAGTCAGTAAAAGACCAAACAGCTAGAGCATTTCAAACTGGTGGTTACAATCCACCTGTTATCCCGCAGCCTACACAGCCATATTCACAGCCTACACAAGTAGACCCACGCACAGGAACATACACACTGCCGGGTACAGGTATTGCTGGCTATCAAGTTCCTAGTGGTGGACAGACAGGTTACACACCTTATGGTGGTGCAACACCTTATTTCCAGCCCGTGCAGTTTACTGGTCCACAGTTTCAAACGGCTTTGCAGACAACTAACTTGCCTACCTTTGCTGAAACAGTTGGCAGCAAACCGGGTCAATACGATGAGTTACGTACATATATAAACGATGCAGGTCAGACATTACAAATACCATTTAAAGATGGTAGACCTATTTATCCAATACCTGAAGGCTATCGTCCTATTGGAGACCAACCAGCACCTGAAGAAGAACAGACAACTGTAGCACCTACTGTTGGTAAAACAACCGTTCGTGATGAAGGCGGTGGAGATAGAGAAGTGGGTGTATCAGGTACAGGATATAAAGGACTGTCAACAACAAGAGGAACAGGTACAGGCGGTCTAAGTGCGGCAGCAGCAAAGGCGCAATCAGATTTAGGCATTACTGGATACGCTGGTATACCCGGTGGTGGTACATTAGGTGTTATTGCTAGTGCATTTGGGTTTGATGTCCCTACAGCATTTGGTAAAGCACCCCAATCAGGAATGACTGGCACACTAGACCAAGCTACTCTTGAAGCGGTTGCTAAAGGCCAGTTTGTTGGGGCCACAGGTCAAAGTGCTATAGCATTAAGTCAACAACAAGCACTGAATGTTATGGCGTATGAACAAAACTACGGTGTTAAATTAAATGGTGTTTTTGGTTATAAACCCGGAAACATTAATCCAACTACAGGCACTGCTGTTGGTAATCATGGGATGACTGTAGATTCTGCTTTTGCGGGTAATGGTGTTGCGGCACCGGGAGCAGCTTATGCTTCTATTAGCGATATGATAGACACTGTAAGTAAAGGTATTTCGTCAGGCTGGCGTGGCGGTTATGTTAGCGAAGATACTTATAATAATAAAATGACACCCGCACAACAAGAAAATTATGATAATTTTGACCCATCACACACAGATACAAAAAATGAAGATAAAGCAGATGCTGGACTTACAGGACCGGGACGTGGTGAAGAAGATATGTCAAGGTCAGAAATTGCTGCAGAACAAGCGGCTGTTGAATCAATGGCAGAAACAGGTACAGTTTCTGCAGATGTGCAAGCAGAAATTGATGCAGCACTAGAAGCTGCGGGACGTAGTGACTTAACATCAGGAAATATAGGTAAGCAAGGCACATCATTTGATGACAGTGCTATGGGAAAAGGTAGCGGTAGCGGCCCCGATAAAGGCGGCAATGACTCTAGCGGCAGTGGCGGCGGTCATGGTAGTATGGGTGGTGGCGCACCCGGAAGCACTGGCGGCTATGGCGGCAGTTTCCGTTAAAAACAAATGAAGCAAAGTGGAATAGCTTTTAAAAATAATCCACAATTAGTTGGCCTACCCATCCCCCACCCCGGCGTGGCTACGTTGGCCCCAACAAAAGGAAGTACAAACAATGGCAGAACAAGCTATTATGGCTGAAGAAATGAAGCCTGAAAAGAAGATTGCGTTTGCAAATCGTAAATACACTAACGAAGAAAAACGTAAAATGGAAGAAGAAGAACTAGAACAGTTGATGAAGGAACAGAAAGGTGAAGTAGAGCAAGAAGCTACTGCTGAACCAGAAGAAGCTGAACCTACTAGCGCAGAAGAGAAAACATTTAAGAAGCGTTACTCTGACTTGCGTAGGCATCAACAACAACAGTCTGAAGAGTTAAAGAAAGAGATTGAAACACTAAAATCTCAACTCAGTCAAGCTGCACAAAAAGAAATGAAACTGCCTAAGTCTGATGAGGACATCGAACAGTGGGCAGCAGACTACCCAGATGTAGCGGCTATCGTTGAAACAATTGCTATGAAAAAGGCACGTGAACAGTCAACAGCACTGGAAGAACGTATGAAAGCAATTGATGAGTTGCAGTCTAGTGCTTCAAAAGAAAAAGCTGAAGCAGAACTAATGCGTATTCACCCAGACTTTGGTGACATCCGTGACAGTGATGAGTTCCACGAGTGGGCAGAAGAACAGCCTAAGTGGGTACAAGATGCGCTGTATGATAATGACAATGACGCACGTTCTGCCGCTAGAGCTATTGACTTGTACAAAGCTGATATGGGCATCAGTAAAGAAAAGCCTAAGTCAGATAAAGCTGCAGCTAAGTCTGTATCGACAAAAGATTCACGTAGTAAGCCGCAGGAAAATGAGGCAACTACGTATCTAAAGGAATCACAGGTACAAAAGATGTCACCGCAAGAGTACGAAAAGCGGTCTGACGAAATCATGGAAGCTATCCGTTCTGGTAAGTTTATCTATGATGTATCTGGCTCTGCTAGATAAATGTGTAAAAAAGAGTTGACAAGTAGTTATTTTTAAGTATAACTATAGTCAGGTAAGTGTAACTGAGATAGCTACTTAGTTACATTTACAATCAGCAAACAACAATAACCCTTTCGGATTACCTGATAAACATGGCCTGTTGAATAGTTGGGCGGCCACCTAACTAGAATACACACCCTACGTTATTCAGCCTCTGCTAAGACTTGTAATGTTTGCATCTGTAAAGCTAATAACAGGAGATGGAAATGGCTTTTACTTCCGCTGCTGGATATGGGAACCTGCCTAATGGTAATTTCTCACCAGTAATTTACTCCAAACAGGTGCAACTTGCTTTCCGCAAGGCCGCTGTTTGTGAGGCAATCACCAACTCTGATTACTTTGGTGAAATCGCTTCAATGGGCGATTCAGTTAAAATCATCAAAGAACCAGAGATTACAGTTAAGGCATATGAGCGTGGTACTACAATCACTCCTCAAGACCTTGATGACGAAGACTTCAATCTGACAGTTGACAAAGCTAACTACTTTGCATTTAAGGTTGACGACATTGAAGAGGCACACTCACACGTAAACTTCCAGTCACTGGCAAGCGACCGTGCTGCGTATCGCCTTGCTGACCAGTTTGACCAAGACGTTCTTGGCTACCTGTCAGGTTTCAAACAGTCTGCAATTCACGGCGCACCAGACACAGTTAATACAACTGTAAATGGTTCTGTTGCTGTTTCAACTGCAGGTACAGACGAACTACTGT